GCACAAGTCAAATGAACTACCACCTATGTTTATCAAAGATGAAGGTAAATTAATGGTTTTCAACTTGAAACAAAAAGAAAATGCCCCATCTTCAATTGTTTTTACTGAATCTGGTATTACTACTTTTTCTATTTCTTCACATGCAGAAAACGCATCTTCACCAATTGTTGTGACTGGTAGCCCATTGTATTCAAATGGAATTACAATATCAAGTGGAGTTTTTTTGTTATGACCTACAATTTTATACTCATTACCATTTTCAGATAATTCATATACGAATATTGCACTATTTTCATTTATATAACTCATATCTCTCTCCTCTTCATTTTCCATTATAATCCTAACAGAAACGAATTTTTTATGCGTTCTATTGAAACATACAAAAATATTTTACAAAGATAATCAAAGGATAATTTTTATTATTAAAAGTTTGCTATCAATTTGCAAATCTCAAATTTTATAAATAACTATTTATAGTTTACCATCAATTACAATTTTCTTTCATTTCGTATTCAATCATGGAAAGAATTCTTACTCTTTGTGTCTATTTTTCAATTTAGGCATCAAACTCACCCTAGATATAAAGTCTGAAAATACATGCTGTATTTAAGTATGCCCAATGGTACTTGTATGCAGAATATTACCTTGACTTAGTGTTATCTGGGAAGCATTTCTATATCATGGTAATTCAAGTACCTTTTGGGCATTAATCGTTAATTATTCTTCTTCAGGTTCCATACCAAAGAAGTCACACAAAACTAGATAAGCGGCATACCTTTTGGCACCCTTTTTTGACTTAGAAAGTGCTGTTTTTTGAATGGACCAGCTGCGAACATAGCAGGTGCATGACCACCAATACTCACCATCGTCAAAAACTTGATCATCAGGAAACTCGTATTGTGGTATGGAGCATCTGCCACTTTCAGCCAATTCTTTAAGTGTGCTGACTGCATTATCCTGTGTTAGATTTTCTTTTAGCTCATCCATGCCATCTTCTACATCATGTAATTGATCATCAATTTGAAGCATGAATTCCACAGAGTTTTGGAGCTCATCTGGATCCCAATCACTGTCGATTGCAATAGCACCAAGAATGGCTTCGAATAGATCAGCTCTAACCTTTTCTTGATTCCATACTTGATTATCAATATCACTTTGACCCAAATACATCATCGACTTGAAACCTAACTCTTCAATTCTACTAGCAAGATTCGCATTGCTTACGATTTCCTTTTTCAGCTCAGTAAAGTCTTGTTCGTTTCGATGAGCCTTAATGCAATATTCATCGTTATCTTCTTGCTCATCATATGTATCCGTTTGAGATTTGAAAAATCCATATCTTTCAGCGATGACTTTGGTTACATAAAAATCCAAAACTCTATCGCCTAAGAACTCTAAAACCTCATTGTTTTCCCCACCAAATTCAGCTGAATAAGACTTTCTTGTGAAAGCTTGAAGCAGCAAATCTGTGTTCTTAAAATAGTAACTACATTTTCTTTGTACATCATCGATGTGTTCTTTTAAATCCTTCATTTGATTTCCTCCTATTATTTGTCCGAGAAAATAAAAAAGACCTCCCGATAGAATAGGCGTACTCCTGCATAGGTACACTTATCCCTTTAATAGGTCTTATTAAATCAAAATAGTACTTGTAAGACTTTAAGCATATTAACTCCCGCTTCCCTGAGAGATAATATACAAATCGCGTTACTCAATTACTTTGAGGAAATAATTCCCTTACCTTATCGGACTATCTTTAATATACAATAAAAATTGTTTTTTGTCTATACCTCCATATTGAAAAAAGCCTCGTAATTGAGGCCGTTTAATATTAAATGGTAATAACTCGCTCGTTCTTAAACTTAAACATTATTGTACTGTCTTTATTGACTACCGCTTCATTCAGCATTGTATTCCACAAAACTGGGTCGAAAGTTTGGATGATTTCTTGCTTATTCTTTATCTCCTTAACGAAAGATTTCATCGCTTCTGCTTTTTGATTTTTCTTTTCCCGTTCAATAAGTGCTTCATCAAATTGATCTTTGAGGGTTTGAAATTTCTCTAAATGTGAATTATATCGTTTCATATATTCATCCTGGTTTTGAATCCTTGATGTATTGTCCTTAATCATTACTTCAATTAAAAGTTTGATGTCGGATATTTCGTTATTTAAGTTTTCAATCTTGTTGTCCACTTCTGAGGTATCTGATAGCACAGTGATTAGTTCATTGGTATCTTCTATAAGCTCTTTCTTGTTTACCATCACTTTGTTGTAGGCTTGAACGAATCTTTCATTGATTGTTTCTTTTGAAAGGCTTGGTGTATCACATTTGTTAATGAATTTCTTATTACACTGCATGACAACTTTTCTATGTGGTGAGTTCGAATGCCAAACCTTAGCACCATAGAAGTGTCCACAACATCCACAGATTAGTCTGGATGAATATGGATTGATGGATGAATAAGAGTATTTGAATCTTTCTCTAGAGCTCAGTTCTTCTCGAACAAGATTCCACTCTTCTTTTTCGATAATATATGGATGGCTATTCTCAACATAATACTGAGCTAGCACTCCATTATTCTTCTTAACTGTGTGGTCAAGGTAGTTTTCAACATATCCCTTTTGAAGCAATGCATCGCCTTTGTATTTCTCATTGGTTAGAATAGAGGTGATATTTAACGTAGTCCATATCGTTTTCTTTGATGGTTTGGAGTAGTTGTTCTTGTTAAGAAACTCTGCAATTGATGACCTTGACCATCCATCTCTAAGAAATAACCGATAAATCAGTCTTACAATCTCTGCTTCATTCTTATTAATGGCGATTTTACCATCCACCTTATCATACCCTAAGAAATTCTTATACGGCATCTTGACCTTACCTTCTTTATAACTCCATCGGATTCCCATCTTCACATTCTCACTTATGCTTCTGCTTTCTTCTTGAGCAATCGCAGCTAGCATGGAGAGTACCATTTCACCTTTTGGATCAAAGGTCCATAAGTTTTCTTTTTCAAAGAATACTTCAACACCTGCAGTCTTCAGCTTTCTGATGTGAGTGATTGTATCTAAAGTGTTACGTGCGAATCGTGAGATGGACTTGGTGATAATTAAGTTAATCTTACCTTCAAGAGCATCTTTTATCATCAGGTTAAAGCTTGCTCTTCTTTTAGTGCTAGTTCCTGAAATACCTTCATCTGCATAGACGTTGACGTAATCCCAGTCTATTCTTTCTTGAATAAATTCTTTGTAGTACTTAACCTGTGCTTCATATGAACTGTACTGCTCATCTGAGTCTGTTGAAACACGAGCATAGGCTGCAACTTTTCTCCGTTCCGATGAATTGATACTTTGTAGTGTCAGTGGGTTGATGGTTGATGGTATAACTCTAACTTTTCCCATGTTAATTCTCTCCTTTTTTCGCTATTTTTCTTTCTAGCTAAACTTGCTTTTTCCCTCATTTCAGGTGTCCAACTATCTTTTCTTGATAACTCTTTCCAAGTAAGCACATCAACAGTACCATCAAGTAGATGAAGGTTTATCTTGTTATCTTTCTGTGCAATCATGTAATCGACTTTCTTGTTAAACTTTCTTTCATCAAATGACCTCATTCCTAAATACTGGTTCAGCGTTTCATATAGACTTTTTTCTGGGATTCGTCTTGATTCACTACAGAATGCTTTCCCTTGAGTGTTATATGTTGTGCATATCCAAAAATGCTGATTAGGTGTAGTCTTGTGTTGATAACCACCACCACAACAGCCACATCTAATCTTGTTCGTGAATGGATAGTTGCTGCTGGATCGCTTCATGTTTGTTTTAAATCGACTAGCTCTTTGGTTCCGAATGGTTGTTGCTTGATTGAATGTTTCTTTACTGATGATTGCTTCGTGGTTGTCCTCTACATGATATTGATGAAACTCACCTTTATTCATAATCTTCTTCTTCGTTAAGTGGTTTTCTTGATATGTTTTTTGAAGAATCAAATCGCCCGTGTAATTAATGTTCTTTATGATTTGAAGGATTGTACCATAACTCCACAGTTTTGAATGTAGCGGTTTAATGCCTTCTTGATTGAGTTGCTTGGTTATTGCTAAGATACCTAAACCGTTTATGTATAGGTTGAATATCTTTTTAACCACCTCAGCCTGTTCACGAGCTACGATGAAGTTCTTATTCTCCACTCTGTATCCGTAGAAGTCTCTTGCACCCCATGAAATACCTTTCTCAAAATCCCGCTTGATTCTCCATTTCATGTTCTCACTCACTGATCTAGCTTCCTCTTGATAATAGCTAGCTAGAACGGTAAGCATAAACTCTCCATCAGAAGATAAGGTATTCAGATTCTGTGATTCAAAATACACATCGACACCAAGTGCATTCATTTCCCTAATCGTTCTAATCACTGTTTCTGTGTTTCGTCCGAATCTACTAATCGATTTCGTGATTATTAAATCAATCATTCCAGCTTTTGCATCTTCCACCATACGTTTGAATTCAGGCCGATCTTCTTTTGTCCCACTTATTCCTTCATCCGCATAAACCCTTATAAACTGCCATTTTGGATTGGAGGATATCATTTTGTTGTAATGACTCACTTGACTGGAAAGCGATTGAAGCATGGCTTCCTTATCAGATGAAACCCGTGCATAAGCACATACTCTTTTTAACCTCACTAATGGCACTTCAACATCGATTTTATTAATCTTTGTTCTCACTGTATCACTCCTTTTTTGTATTACTATATATCACTCTTTCAGTGTTATTTATCAAGTCATTTAATCTGAAAATGCTATAAGGCTTGATACAATGTTTTTTAGATAAATGAGATTCTGCTTTTATAAAATCAATTTCGGAGATTATACCTTTAAAAAACATAATTTCCACAACTTTGATGGCGTTCACGTATCTATTCAGATTGTTCATGTTCACTCGACTTACCTCCTTTCTTTAGTGAATTCCAATACTGGTATCTGCACGAGTCGTTACAGTACACTTTTTGTTTTTTACCAGTTGTAAAATTTAACTTTTTGCCACAAAACCTGCAGGTTTCGCTCTGATCCTTTTCTTTTAGTACATTTCGAACTGACCCGATGGATATGTTTAACTCAGATGCTATCTTTTTGTACCCGACACCCTTTTCATTCATTTGTAAGACTAAATTTTTGATTTCTGCTTTCATGTCTATTACCTCCTAAATCTAAGTCCGCAGAAATCGTGTAAAAGTTCGGGTTATTATAGTATTTTTAATAATTTTCTCTTTATTGCAACGATGTTTTAGTTTTTTGCATCAAAAAAGACCTCCGAGAGATTATTCCCAGAGGTCAGTTTCTATTTTTTTAGTTGTTCTTGAATAAGTTTTTCTGCTTCCGACAGAGTCGCTCTTCCTTGCATCTTGTTACTAAAGGAAATGTAGTCATTGATGATTGCTTCAATTTTTGACTGATTCGTCTCTACAAATTCAACAGCCTTTTCTGTTGAACCTGTGATATTGCTTACCCACTCACTGAGTCTTGATACAACAGCGAGTTTTTTGTCATCCCCTGTAAGGAACGCCTCACCTTTAACTTTTGCGAGCTGATTCTTTTCCTCTACAATTAAGATAAATTCTTTGATAGCCTTTTG